CGACACCAGCCGGTGCCCCCAGTGCCGTGCGCCCACCCTCACCCAGTGGGTAGGCGACCGCGCCGCCCTCAAGGTGACCGCGGACCTCCGGCCTCTCACCCCCGAGCAGCAGGCCGCCGCCCGCACCCCCCACCGCCTCATCTGGTGCATGAAGACCGGCCCCCACGCCGCGCCCCGCCTCCGCTGGATCGGGGGCAGTCACCCCACCGACTGCCCCCACCCCCACGTCACAGACCACCACTGCACCACCGCACCCGCACCCAGCACCCTTTTCTGACCGATCGGAGCCGCCCCCGTGGATGTAGTCCGCCACCTCGAACCGCGCCAGGCGGACCACGACGGCCTCAACCTCACCACCCCCCACGATGACGAGGCCGAGGCCCTGGTCATCAGCGCCATCATGCACAGCGCACCCGCCTACCAGGACTGCGCAACCGTCATCACCCGCGACGACATCTACAAGCCCGCCCACCGCCTCATCTGGGACACCGTCGCCGGACTCGTAGCCACCGGCACGCCGCCCCACCCCGTTCTCATCCGCGCCGAAATCGAGCGGCAGGGACGCCTCCGTGAAGTTGACGGTGGGAACTACGTCATGCGCCTCGGCGCGGACTCCCTCCCCGCCGGCCAGGCCAGCCACTTCGCCGAGCAGGTCTACGAAACCGCGCGCCGCCGCCGCTACGACGCACACGCCAACGCCCTGAAGATCGCCGTTCAGTCCGGGGCAACCGGCGAGGAGCTCGACAAGGTCGTCCACGGCTTCCACCAGGGCGAGCAGCTCCGCGAGACCACCGGCCGCGGCCCCGCCCACCTCGTCGCCGCGCTCCTCAACTGGGACGCGTTCTTCGCCACTGACTTCGGGGAGATCCAGCTCCTCCCCGGCAAGCTCATGGGACCCGGGCAGCAGATCTCCCTCCTCGGTGATGGCAAGGCCGGCAAGTCGTTGTTCTGCCAGGAGTGGATGTGGCGCATGGCCACCGGCCAGCCGTTCCTCGGCGATGAAGCGCAGGCTCCGATCCGGGTCCTGTACCTCGACGCGGAGAACGGGCAGGAGCAGGTTCAGGAACGGTTCCTGTCGTTCGGCGCCGGCCCGCGCAGCATGGGCGACCTGCTGTACGCGTCGTTCCCCCCGATCCGGCCCCTCGACACGGCCGGCGGCGGCGCGGATCTCCTCGCCCTCGTGAAGGCCACCGGTGCCGAGCTGGTCGTCATCGACACCGTGTCGCGGTTCATCTCCGGCCCGGAGAACGACGCGGACACGTGGCTGTCCCTGTACCGGCACACGCTCCTGCCGATGAAGCGCGACCGCATCAGTTCCGTGCGCCTGGACCACTTCGGTAAGGAGAAGGATCGCGGGGGCCGAGGCAGCAGCGCCAAAACTCAGGACGTCGACCACGTGTGGGAGCTGTCCGCGCAGGGCGGCGGGAACCTGTCCCTGCGCCGCACCCACACCCGTACCGGTATCGGCCCGGACGAGTTCGCGATCGTCCGCCAGGCGCGCCGTGACGGCGACAACTGGGCCCACGGCGGGACCCGCCACGTCGTCATGGCGTACGAGCACAGCGAGCAGAACATCCCGGGCAGCGACGAGCACATCATCATGCGCCTGAACGAGCACCACGTGCCTCTCACCGCGGGCAACAGGGCTGTGAAGGCGGCGCTCATGGAGCTGGAGATCCCGGCCGGCAGCGACAAGGTTGCGCGCATCGTCAAGGCCCGTCAGAACCGGGCGAAATCGGACGCTGCCAACGTTCCCCCGAAGCGTTCCCCCGGCCATGATCAACAGACGTTCCCCGGTAACGTTCCCCGGAACGCGTCAAGGGACGGTAAAGCCGCAGGTCAAACGTTGCCCGGTAACGCGCGGGGAACGTCAGGAACGCCCCCCGTTCCCCACGTCCCCCCCTCGGAGAGGGGGGACGGGGAGGGAACGCCAGGAACAGACACCTCCGCAAACCCCCTGTGCACCATCTGCGAAACCCCCCTCAACCCCGACTGGGCCAACCGCGGATACGACACACACATCGGCTGCGACCCCACCACCGGCAGCCACCCCGACCACACCGCCGCCTGACCCCGAGGAGCACCCATGCCCGACACCACACCCACCACTCCCGCCGTCTGGATCGAGGGCGACCCGCTCATGGAGGCCATCGCCGCCAACGTCTGGGAGCAGTGCGCCACGGAGCAGACCATCGTCGTTGATGACCCGCGCAACATCGCGGCCGTCGCCGCCACGACCGCCCGGCAGGTCCTCGGCACCACCGACCAGCAGCCCGAGACCGCACCCACCGACCGTTCCACCGCGCCGCTCGCTGCCGGCCTGCCCCTCGTCACCGGCCGCTGCCCCGCCTGCGGCACCACCGGCCTGTTCCTCGGAGACGGCGGGTACGTGACGTGCTCACTCATCGACTGCCCAGCCCCGGACGCCGCGAGCACCGTGCTGGAGCGCGGCAAGACCACCGCACCCCCCGCCCCGGCCGAGCCGTGCACCGAACACCCCAACTGCTACACCCGGGCCTGGGACCGACCCGAACCCCCTGACCGGGCCACGGAGTTCGAGCTGCGGGGCGACACAGAGATCCGGGCCGCCGCACTGCGGGAGGCCGCCGACGAAGCGCAGCGGATCGCCACCGCGATGGCCACAGCCGACGAGGACTGGGCATCGCGGGCGGGCTGGGCATGCGCGTCAGTCGCCACCGGCCTCCGCCGCCTGGCCGACGAGGCGCAGCAGCCCACCGCCGAGGCCACGTCCTGGCCGTCGACCACCGAGTACGCCGTCGAAACCCGGGAGGCGGACCAGTGGATCGGCATCAGCTTCCACTGCCTCACCCTCGCCGAAGCCCGCGACCGCCGCGACACCTACCGCCGCCGTCTCCACGCTGGCCGCTTCCGCATCGTGCGATGGGACGAGACCGCCACCGTCGTCGAGACCGACCCCGAGCCCGCCCCGACTGAGGAGCAGCCAGGGACCGAGGCGGCGAAGTGACGCAGCAACTGGCCCTCGACATGCCGCCGCAGCGTGTCGCGCCGGTCGCCGTACTCCGCGTGGACGAGATCGGCGTCGCACAGTTCGCAACCCGCGACGGCGCCCACCGCTGGGAACTGATGCGGGCGCGCATGCCAGACCGGTTCACCACTGTGGAAGTTCGCATGCCGGGCGACCTCGTCGACGTCAGGTGCGACGACCGCGCCCACGCCCAATGGCTGGCGACCCTGCTGCACAGCTGGGGCGTACCGAGGAACTCGCTCAAGATCCGAGCCACCGAGGAGCAGCCCCGATGACCGGCCCCCGCCGACTCCCCAACGGCTGGCACGCCCCAGGCCCCCACCTCCACGCCGCCAGCACCGGCGAACACCACATCGACGACAACGCCCCCGACCCCGACCCGCTCCCCAACCGGGCAGCACGACGAGCCGCACAACGAGCACTCCGACGGGCTCGACAGCTCCCCACCGTTTGACCCGACCAACGCCCCACCGCACGCCGAGGAGCCACCACACCATGATCAAACTCCCTGCGTTCCTCGACGGAACCGCCACCTGCGCCCGCCCCGAACACAACCCCGAGCTCTGGCACTCCACCCTCCCCGCCGACGAAGCACTCGCCGCCGCCCACTGCCGGGCCTGCCCGCTCCGTCAGGCCTGCGCCGACTACGCCCTCACCACCGGCGAGCAGCGCGGCACGTGGGGCGGCCTCACCGCCCGGGAGCGCCGCCGCCTGCTCCGTCCCGCCGATCAGTCGTGGATCGACGAGCAGGGGCGCGTCCGCCGGCCGTGCGGGACCGACGCAGCGTTCTGGGCGCACCGCCGGTACGACGAGCCGTGCGAGGTGTGTGAGACGGCCCGGGCGGGGCGGGTGGAGGAGCAGCGTCGGCGGCTGCTGGACGTGGCGCACGCCAAGGGCGGGACGGTCAACGGGGCCGCGTTGCACCGCCGGTTGGGGGAGGAGACGTGCGTGCGGTGCCGGGCCGCGGAGGCGAGGCAGAGCAAGGACCAGCGGGCGGCGCGCCTGGCCCGGGAGCAGCAGGGGCCGGCGTTGGCCCTCGCATCATGACCACCACGAACCAGGGAGTACCTCATGCCGTTTGATCAGTACCGCACCGTCGTCGCCGCACTGGATCGGCTGACGACGCAGGTCGGACGGGTAGCCGACACCATGCCGACACCCGTCGACGACTACGACGACGACGGGCCGACGACGGACGACGACGCCCTCCGCGACCGCATCCACACCGCGCTCACCACCGAGCACTACCGGCGCGCCCGGGAGCGCATCGAGGCCAGCCCGGATGAGCACTGCGCCGGGTTCACCAACGTCGTCATGCCGATCGTCCAGCCGCTGGCTGCTGAGCTGGCCCGCATCCGGCGTGCCCTTGACCCCGACGACGAGGTGTACATCCGCGAGACCGTCGACGACATGTTCGCCCTCCAGGCCAAGGTCGACGAAGCAACGACCATCCTCCGACGCATCCGCGCCCTGCACCGCCGCGAGACCGTCCAGACCACGGGCGGATCCACGGACGTCTGCGTCAGCTGCGAGTCGGACGGAACGGACTACCCGTGGCCATGCCCCACAGCCGAGGCGCTCAGCCCGGCCGAGACGGAGCGCTGACCCATGACCGATCAGCCTGGACCCCTCGCCCCCGTCGTCCTCCGCGCCGAGCTCACCATCGGCGACTTTCACGCCATGGCGCAGCAGCAGGTAGGCGGCCGCGCGTGGGCCGAGTGCGATGAGGACTACCGCGAGTTCCTCCGCGCGAAGGTGCGCCGCGCCCTCGGCGAGATCCTCATCGAGCACCTCGCCCCAGCCGTCACCGCCCACCATGAGAGCCCCGTCGGCGAGGAACTGTGGCGGCGCGCCATGGCCGAGCAGCAGCCCGACAACGCGTGACGACGCAGCACAGACGCCCCGCCACCACACCAGTGACGGGGCGTCGTTACGTGCAGACGACGGGCGTCAGCCGGACGGATACCGGGTCACCTTGCTGACCCTGCACGTCACCTTGCCCGACGTGTCCGTCAGCCCCTGCGCCTTCGCCCGCACCTTCTGCCCCACCGCCACGTTGTTTGCCGCCGCCATCGCCTCACCCAACCGCGTGCCCGAGCTGTCGACGAACTCCACCGACACGATGTAGTTCGACTTCGCCCCCGAGTGGTTCACGATCTCCACGTCCGCCGCCGGCCACGTCGTCGTGGAGTTCACCACGCACCCCGTGACCGTCACGTCCCCCTCATCCCCCTTCGGCGCGGGCGTCTTCTTCGCCGGGGCCTTGCCCGACGCAGCAGCCGACGGCGACGACGACGCCTTGCCCGACGACGACGGGGTGTCGTCACCGGCCGCCGCCATGAGCGCGACCGCGCCGCCGATCACCGCGAGGACCAACACACCGGAGCAGCCGAGGATCGCGACCAGGCCCGCCCGGTTCTTCTTCGGCGGGGGCATCGGCGTGCCCCACCCCGGCCCGGGCTGCGGCGGGTACTGGCCCGGCTGCTGGCCCCAGTGCGGGTTCTGCTGCGGCTGCTGGCCAGGCTGCGGCGGCGGGTAGCCGTTCGACATGGTGATCCCCCCTGGGATGCGTAGGCGTGAGCGCACACCGTACGGCCCACCCGGACGTACCGGCCCCGCATGTGGCGAAACCGTGACGACACCTTCCCGACGGGCGTCGTCACGCACAGTGAACGATCACGTCGGGCGCAGCAGAGATGGTTACACCCAGGCGTAACTATCTCTGCGCGAACCCCCACCAACAGCCACACAGAGCGACGGCCGACGCCCCGTCAACTCCCCACCGACACCCGTCACCTGGACGCCAACGACACCCGTCAACTAGGCTGCTGCACGCACCGACACCGATTGCAGCGGAGCCGGTCCCACAACAAAAAAAGCGGGCCCAGACGACGGGGATTGCAGCCCCGGTCCAGGCCCTGACCACAGGAGATGTGACCTCCCATGGCTGATCAGCACCTTAGCGTGCCGCCTTTCAGTAGCGGCACCCACCGCGCAACCGCCATCGGCCTCGCCATCGGCGCCGCGGCCATCATCATCGGCATCACCGGCATCGCGTTCTGGCTGTCGTACTACCACCTGCACGACGTCGCCAGCGCTCACGGCCTCGCCACAGACCCCGCTCGCGCGTGGGCATGGCCCGCCGTCCTGGACCTGTTCTACCTCGCAGGGGAACTCCTCATCCTGCGCGCCTCGTGGCTGCGCACCGTCGACCCGTGGGCCATCGCGCTCACAGCCCTCGGTGCCCTCGGCTCGATCGGCCTCAACGTGGCCGGCGTCGGAGAGAATGCCGCGGTCCTCAACTACATCGTGGCCGCTGTCCCCCCCGTCGCTGCGCTGCTTGCGTTCGGTGCGCTGATGCAGCAGGTACACCGCTGGTTCGGTCGGACGCCCGTCGTCGCCCCGTCGACCAGCGTCGACACCCCGGCCGACGTCCCCGTCGTCGAGCGCGTCGCCCCCGCCGCCCAGGCCCCCGCCTTGCCCCCCATGCCCGAGCAGGCCCCGCAGCTCCCGCCGGCCGAGGAGCAGCAGCTGCTCCCCGCCCCCATCGCCTACCGAGACCCCCGCTGCACCGTGATCCGCCCGCTCTACGCCACCGGCACCCGGCCCGGCACCGGCGCCATGCGCAACGCCCTCGCCCTCGCCGGACACGGCCGCGTCAGCGACTCAACCATCCGCGGCACCATCCGCGCGGAGATCGAGGAGCACGAACCACACCTCCGGCAGCTGCCCCCGGCCATCGCCCCGGCACGCACCGCCTGAACCCGTGCTCACCGCCGCGCTCGTGGTGTATTTCGCAGTCGCCGCCCTGTCCGGCCTGCTTGGTCTGGTCTACGTGACCACCCGCGACGTCCCCCGCATCACCGGGGCACTCGCATTCGTCGTCACCCTGGTCGCCTTCGGGCTGGCCGTACACCGCTGAGGGATCCCATGACCATCGTTACGTTCGGCGGCGTCACCGTCGGCCTGCTGCTCCTCGGCTACACCCTCGTCATGTGGTGGCCTGGTACCAAGACGCTCCGCAAGGACCCTGTCCGCTCGGCCGGCGCGCTCCTCCCGTTCCTCGCCGCGTGTTCGTACGGCGTCCTCGCGATCCTCACTGTCGGCGGCCTCATCGGCTGGGTAGCCGACACCGCCCTGTGGATCAGCAATTGGTTGGGGGACGTCGCCCTGGTCTGGGGGGTCGGTGGTGAGCCCGGCCAGCACGGCGGGACCGTCGCCTACCTGCCCCTCACCCAGACCGGCGGCGCCGTCGTCCTGATCCTCACCGCCGTCGTCATTGCCGCGGTGAAGAAGTCGAAGCACGGCAGCAACATCAAGCTGGGCGCGTGGTGCGGGGTCTGCCTCGGCACGTCGGCCGGCGTTGCCGGGTTCGCTGCGGTCCCCCTCGCGCAGGCCGTGAACTGGGCGGGCGGGGCGCTGTACGGGGTCGTCGGATGAGCCGGAAGAAGCAGGCGAAGGAGCAGCCGGAAGAGGTCCCGGAGGGTAGCCCGGTGGCCGGGGCCTGCGTCCTCGTCATTCTCACCGTGGTGCTCCTCGCTGCGGTGTACGTGGTGTCGGAGGCGGTCGGTGTCCTCGTCACGTCCGCGGGGGCCACGGTGGGGTTGTGGCACGCCGCCCGATCCATGTGGGGTGCACTTAACCCCGCTCCCCCACCGCCCCCGGAAGTGGTTGAGGACACAAAACCGCAGTTCACGATCGTGGAGGACCGAGAGGGGCACTGCACCGTGCAATGGCAGAAGCGGGCAGACAGCACCTGACCCAGCTGACAGACCGGCCACTGCACGCCGGGTAGCGCCCGGCCCCCGATGCCCCGCCCCCGCTGCAGACGGGGACGGGGCATCGCTGCACCCCGCGACATACAGACCCCAAGATCCCGCACCGCCAGAAATCCGTACCCTCCCGACCAGGAGGAGGTACGACCATGGACGACCCCAACGCACGCCCCCACGACGGGAAGGGCCGGTTCACCCGTACCCTCGCCACCGCCGAGAAGGAGGCCGAGGCCGCCCGCCTCCGCTCCCGCGGCTGGTCCTACCAGCGGATCGCGGACGAGGTCGGCTACTCCAACAAGGGCGACGCCCACCACGCCGTACAGAAGGTGCTGCGCGAGACCGTCCAGGAACCGGGCGACGAACTCCGCGCCCTCGAACTCACCCGCCTCGACGCCCTGTACGTCGCCGCGACCGAGGTCCTGGAACGCGAGCACATCACCGTGTCCAACGGCCGTGTCGTGTCCGCCAGCAACGGTGCACCCATCGTGGACGACGCCCCCGTCCTTCAGGCCATCGACCGGCTCCTGAAGATCCAGGAGCGCCGCTCGAAGCTCCTCGGCCTCGACGCTCCGGTGAAGCGCGACGTGTCCCTCACTGACGAGCGCGTCGCCGCGATCGAGGCCCTCGCCGAGGAGCTGGCCGGGCCGTGACCGTCACCGACCTCCGGGGCCGGCTCTCCGGCGCGACGGATGCGGAGCTGACCCTGCTGGAGGAGAAGCTGCGCGCCAAGCTGTGGCAGCGCCGTTGGAACGCGTGGACGCCGTACCCGTGGCAGGTCGCCCCCGAGGCGATCGAGACCCTCGGCTGGTGGTTGCAACTTGGCGGGCGTGGCACCGGCAAAACGGACGGCTGCGCCCGCTACATGGTCGACCACGTCAACGGACCCCCGTGCGACCCCCGGTTGAGGGGCGGGCACCGCATGGCGATCGTCGCCCCCACGCAGGGCGACGCCGTCGAGGCCTGCGTGAACGGGCCGTCCGGGCTCCGCGGCCATGACCCGCGCGTCGTCCTCCGCACCACCGCAGGCGGTACGTTCGCGCGCTGGCCCAGCGGGGCCGAAGCCAAGCTGTTCGGCGCCCACTCCCCGGACGACATCGAACGTCTCCGCGCCGGTGGTAACCGATGCCTGGTGTGGATGGAAGAGGTCGCCGCGCAGCGCCGCCTGAAGGAAGCGATCACGCACTCCGAGATGGGGCTCCGCATCGGCCCGAACCCGCACTACATCGGCTCGACGACCCCGAAGCCGCGCACCGAGATCATCGAACTGAAGGGCCGGGCAGACGTCATCGTCACGCAGGGCCGCACCCGCGACGCCCACCACCTCCCCCAGGCGCAGCGAGACAAGCTGATCAAGAAGTACAGCGGGACCAGGATGGAGGCGCAGGAGCTCGACGGGAAACTCCTCCAGGACATCGAAGGCGCCCTGTGGTCCCGGACCCGCCTGGACACCACCCGGGTCGGCGCCGCCCCACCCATGGCCCGCATCGTCGTCGCGATCGACCCCGCAGCCAAGGGCGGTGACGAGTCCGACGAGATGGGCATCATCGTGGCCGGCCTCGGCCAGGCGTACATCCCCGACAAGACCGGGTTCTCCCGCAGGCACGGCTACATCCTCGATGACCTGTCGGGGCGCATGTCGCCGGAGGAGTGCATGCGCCGGGCCGCGCAGGCGTACCACGCGTGGAAAGCCGACGTCGTCGTCGCCGAGGTCAACAACGGTGGCGACTGGATCGGGACGACGCTCCGGCAGATCGACCGGACGGTGAACTACCGGACCGTGACCGCGACCCGCGGCAAGGCGACGCGCGCCGAACCGGTGGCCGCCCTGTTCGATCAGCTGGCCGCGCACGTCGTCAACTCGCTCCCCGAGCTGGAGGAGCAGCTGGTGACGTGGGTGCCCGGCGACAACTCACCCGACCGGCTCGACGCCATGGTGTGGGCCCTCACCAACTTGATGCTCGCGCCCGCGGGCAACCTCGCCGCGGTCGCATAGGAGGACGCACATGGGACGACTCAAGGATGTGACCAGCGCACTGTTCGGCCGACGCGCGATCGGCATGGACAGCCTGCGGGACCGGCGCCCGATCACCGTCGCGTCGATCGGTGGGCAGCAGTCCCTCACCATCGACCTCGACGCCGAGGCCCGCGGCTACGCCAACAGCGCGGTGGCGTACCGGTGCGTCGCGGCGATCGCCGACAACGGCAGCTCGGTCCCGCTCGTGGTGCGCCGGCCGGACGGGTCGGAGATCGAGGGCCACCCGGTCGCACGGCTGTTCAACAAACGACCGAACCCGCTCATGTCCGCCCGTGTCTTCAAGAGCCTGATCCTTCAGCAGTGCGAACTGGCCGGGCAGTCGTTCGTGTGGCTGGACCGCGGCGAGACCGGCCTCGGCGACCCGACCGAGGCCCACATCGTGTTCGACCAGGTCGACGTCATCGTCGACGTGCCGATCGCGCAGCGCCCCACCATGGCGAACCTGATCGGGTTCGTGATCCGGCGGGCGGACGGCACACAGGTCCCCGTCCTGCCCGAGGAAATGCTGTGGCTCCGCTACCCGCACCCCTTTGATCCGCTGGGCTGCCTCGCCCCGTGGAAGGCCGCCAGGCACGCGGTGGACATGGACGCGTTCGCCCGCGAGTGGCAGCGCTCCAGCTACGCCAACGGAGCCATGCCCAAGGGTGTGGTCTACCTCGGCGCGATGGAGGAAGAGGAGTACCGGTCCACTGTCGCCGCGTGGCGCAGCGGCGTGCAGGGGCCCGCGAACGCCGGGAAGAACCTGCTGGTCAGGTCCGCGCCGGGCGCAGCCGGAGACGGCGGGAAGGGCATCTCGTACGCCCGCGTCGGGCTGACGGCCGAGGAGATGGACTACCTCGAATCCCGCATGGCCAACGCGGCCGAGGTGATGATGGCGTTCGGTGTCCCCCACGACTACCTGAGCGCGGGCACCACGTACGAGAACCGCACCGCGGCGAAAAGCCTGCTGTGGTCGGACACGATCAAACCCAAGTTGGAGCTGATCGGCAGCGAGATCGACCGTGTCCTCCTGCCGTCCGACACCGAAGAGGCAGAGTTCGACCTGTCCGGTGTCGACGCCCTACAGGAGTCGCGGACGGCCGTCGTCGATCGCACCGTGAACCTCGTCGACTCCGACGTCCTCATGCTCGATGAGGCCCGCGCCGCCGTCGGCTACGAGCCGCTGCCGGGCGGCGCCGGCCAGTTCACCATCGCCGCGTACCGGCAGCAGTATGGATTGGCCGCTCCCGGCCTCAACCGGAGCGCCGATCCGGAGTCGTTGGAGACTGCTGTGCACCGGGCGGTCGCGGCCGTCCTCGCGCCCGTCGTCGAGCGGATGACGCAGGTCAACGCCCCGGCCCCGCCGCGTCGTCTGGAGCTGACACGCGCCGACGACGCCCCGTCATCGCCGTCGCTGACGGACATCAACGACGCGTACGACGCGCTGGAGGACACCGGTCGGGCCGCGGTGCGTGCGCTCGCCCGGGAGCAGCAGGCCCGCGTCCTCCGCGATTTCGACCGGCTGATGAAGAAGCCGGAGCGCGGCGCGCAGTGGCTGACTGAGGTTCGGGCCGAGTCGTGCGCCCTCGCCCGCGAACAGGCCCTCACCCTCGCCCCGCCCGACCTCGACGTCGTGCCGGCCGCCCGCGCGACCGACATGGACATCGCGACCGGGCCCGAGGGGTGGGAGGAGCGCATCAAGGTGCGGGAGCTGTTCGACGGTGCGTACTGGCGTCGGGCGACGGCGGCCGCGCTGCGCCCGTTCGTCGAGCGGGCATGGAAGCGCGGCGGGGTGTCGATCACTCCGTCGTTCGACCTGGACGAGCCGGACGTGGCCGGGGCCCTCGACGACCGTGTCGATGAGCTGGCTGGGCAGGTCACGGCGACGACGGAGCAGGTGTTGCGCAGCCAGCTGCTGGCGCACGGCGTGGCCGATGGCGAGTCTGTGCCGGAGCTGCGGGCCCGGATCCAGCGCGTGTTCACCAGCCTGTCCGACTACCGGGCCACGATGATCGCCCGGACGGAGACGGTCGGCGGGTACAACGCCGCATCGCACATGGCCGCCCTGGACCGGGGCGCGACCCGCAAGACGTGGATCAGCACCGACGACAAGCGCACCCGCCGTACGCACCGGGCCGCGCAGGGCACGACGGCCGCGATGAACAAGCGGTTCACGCTCACGGAGTCGCGGTGGCCGGCGGATCCGGCGGCCCCGGCGAACCAGTCCATTCAGTGCCGGTGCGCGCTGACCTTCGAGTTCGAGGAGTCCTGATCATGAAACCCACCGTGGGCCGAATCGTCCACTACGTCAGCTACGGCACCCCGGGCGGCGAGTACACCTCGCAGTGCCGGGCCGCCATCGTCACGGCCGTGCACGGCCCGTTCCTCGTCGACCTCGCGGTGCTGAATCCCGAGGGCATGTTCTTCAACCGCGAGGTGACCCACGGCGAGCCGAAGCACGACGGCTCACACGAGGGCGGTTCCTGGCACTGGCCCGAGCGCGAGGAGTCCTAACGATGGCCACTCTGCTGCGGGGCGAGGTCCCCGTGATCCTCCAGCCCGCCGGACCCGCCCAGTACAAGGGCGCGTACCGCCCGCACGGCATCCCGCTCGCCGAGGTCCGTCGCGGCCCGTTCGACGGCAAGCAGGACATCGTCGTACGCCCCGACCAGGACGGCGGCCTGCCCCGACACATGACGTTCGGCGACGGCCGGATCGTCTACGAACACGACGGTTACGACCGCGGCGGCCGGCGCGCCGTGTACCGATACTCGCCGCTCCTGTCGCCGTCGCACCGGTCCGTCATGGACGGGGTTGCCGAGGTCTACGCCGAGCACGCACGCACGAAGGAGGGCCAGTGATGGACATCGAGTTCCGTGTCTTCGAGACGCACGAGTTCCGCGTCGACGACGGCGACGATGGCACGTTCGAGGGGGTGGCCTGCCAGTACGGGAAGAAGGACTCGTATGGAACGACCTTCCAGCCCGGTGTATTCAAGCGGGGCATCGACAGGAGCGCATACGCCTACCTGTGGATGCACAGCCCCTACGCGCCCATTGGCACCTTCAACGGCGACGACGAGAGCACCCGGCTCTACATTCGCGGCCGATACGACGACACGACCGACGGACGCGACAAGCGCGCCATGGCCAAGTCCGGTTCCGCACGCGAGCTCAGCGTGGGATTCGTGCGGACCGACCTCCCGCCGTGGGAGAAGCTGGCCGAGATGGGCGATGAGGACCGGGCCGACGTGCTGGAGAACATCCGCTCCGCGCGCCTGGTGGAGGTCTCGCAGATCACCGCCCGCATGGCGGCCGTCCCCGGCTCCAAGCTGAAGACCGTGCGCAGTGCGCTCGGCGCGATGTACACCGAGACCGGCGAACCCACCCTCGCCGAGCGGCTGGCCGACTACGACCGCGAGCACGGCCGGGACACGGCCATCGCCCACGACGTCGAGCAGGAGCGCCGCATGGCGCAGCGACGACGCCGCGCCGCGCTCCTCCGCCTCGCCTGACGACGCAGGTCAACGCCCGTCGTCGGCCGCGACATACAGACCCCAGAAACACGCCACCCCCCATTCGATCTACCCTCCACCCATCCGGGCCGCCCGTACCGGACGTGAAAGCCACGGGCATGCCGGGCGCGATCCACCGGCCGTGACAGACGGACGCAGACCCCCAGACATCTGGGCGGCTGCGAGCCGTCCACGGACCGAAAGGACTCCGCGGTGAGCAACTTCGCGAAGATCCGCCCCATCGGTCGCCGCCGCGACGGCCGACCGATCTACCCCATCAAGGGCGGGGCACCCACCCTCATCGAGCAACGCGACGCGATCATCGCGCAGCTCCGCGACCCCGCGTTCGACGGCGACCTCGACGAACTCGACCAGCGCGCCGAGGAGATCGAGAAGAAGATCGAGGCCGCCAACCGGCGCGATGCCCGACTCCGCGCCCTGGAAGGCTCAGTCCCCCCGGGCGACCCGCAGCCGCAGCCCGGCCAGCGCCAGCACCCGGGCATGCAGCCCGACGACCAGGGCAACCAGCACCCGGTCAGTGTTGCCGAGGCGTTCATCCGCTCGGCGGCGCTGGAGACGTTCCGTGCGAACGGCAAGCGCGGCCAGTTCTCCGTAGACCAGCGCGTTGCCCCGGCCGGCACCGTCACCACGGGCACGCAGCCGCAGCAGAACACCCGGGTCCCGGGGATCATCCCGAACAACCCGGACTTCCCGCTGCTGGTCGCGAACCTCCTGGACCGGCAGACGTCGGACGGCACGACGCTGGAGTACATGCGGGACACGTCCGGCCCGCAGTCCACCTGGAACAAGGCGGCGGTGGTCGCCGAAGGTGCGGACAAGCCGAAGACCGGGCCGTTCAGCTTCGACCTGATCACGACCACGCTCAAGACGGTCGCGCACTGGGTGCCGATCACGAGGCAGGCCGCGGACGACAACTCGCAGCTGGTCGGCTACATCAACGGCCGCCTCACCTATGGCCTGGACTACAAGTTGGACCGGGAGATCCTCACCGGCAACGGCACGACCGAGATGCAGGGCATCCTCACCACGGCCGGTATCGGCTCGTACCAGCCCGCCTCGGGTAACACGGACGCCAAGTTGATCACGGTCCGCAAGGCCAAGACCCAGGGCGAGTTGGCGATGTACCCGCCGGACGCCATCGTCATGAACCCGCTCGACTGGCAGGACATCGAGCTGGACACCGACGCGAACGGCCAGTTCCGCGTCATCACGACGGTCACGGACTCCGGTGCTCCGATGCGTATCTGGGGCCTCACCGTCGTCACGTCGGTCGCGATGACCGCGGGCACCGCGCTCCTCGGCGGCTACCGCACCGGCGCGACCCTGTGGGAGCGCCAGGGCATCACGATCCTGATGACTGACAGCCATGCCGATTATTTCACCGCGAACACGCTGGTGATCCTGGCCGAGCGCCGGGCGAACGTCGCGGTTCACACCCCGCAGGCGTTCGTCAAGATCACGTTTGCGGCGCTGCCGTAATGGCCGGCGTACCGATCCAGGTCAACCTCACCAAGGGCGGCGCCCGCACCGAGGGCCAAGAGGTCGTGACCATGCGCGTCCTCGGCGCGGCCCCCGCCCTCATGGACGGCACGACCAAGCCCGCCATCGTCGACGCCGGGGCCGCCCCGACGCAGGCCCAGTTCAACGCCCTCCTCGCTGCGCTTCGCACGCGCGGCGTCATCTCCTAGGAGCCCTCATGGCAGACGCCAAGAAGCCCATCAGCACAGAGAAGCCGCAGGCCACGGTCCGCACGCAGGAGTACGCGGCCGGCACCGGGTGGGAAGTCGGGCAGGTCGCGCCCGAGGACGCGTTCCGGGCCCTCGACACGGCGGACTTCGCGACGCCGACCGGGCCGGTCGTGCATGAGCACCCGGGCGGGTACGCCCGACAGATCGTCGTCAAGGGCGGACTGATCACCGCGGGTGTACGCCGTGAGCTGGACGCAGCCGAGGCCGAGGCCGAGCAGGACGGCGAGGGCTGACCCATGGCGTACTGCTCCGTGGACGACGCGCGCACCGCAGGCTGCACCGGCACCGATGCCGAGGTCGCCGCGTGGATCGCTGCTGCCACGGAGCGCATCGAGCGGTACACCCAGCAGCTGTTCGAGCCCACCGAGTTGGTGATCGTCGCGGACGTGGCACCGGACGGGACTGTTCTCCTCCCGCGCCGCGTCCGCACGATCACTACGGTGACGCCCGTCGTCGCCGCTGACGACGCCCCGTCGCTCCCGTCGTCGGCATGGCGGGTCACCTCGGCCGACACCCTCGGCGCAGTCGACGCGGTGTTCCTGCGGTGGGGCGGGTACGACGACCTGATCGTCGGCGCCGAGTCGTACAACGGCGGGTGGCGTGGCCTGTTCGAGTCGTGGGGGCTGGAGCAGGCCCGCATCACTGGGGAGTTCGGGTATGCCGAGGTGCCGTTCCTGGTCAGCCAGGCGTGCGCCCTGCTGGCTGCGGACAAGCAGGCCGGGGCCGCCCCGTCCGACGCCGACGCCCAGCAGTCCCCGGGCCTCGATGTGGATGACGAGGGCAACAACGTCCGCATCGAGAACGAGACCGAGGAGACGGGCGTCGTCGCCCCGTCGTCGTCGACCGGATCGACGCAGGCAGACGCCCTCCTCGTGACGTTCCTCAACCGGCCCGCGCTGATCGGCGGTATCTGATGCGTATCGGCGCGACGGCCTCCGTCACCCTCAACACTCGCGCGTATGAGCGCGGGCTGCGCCGTGCCCTCGGCGGCATGTCCGACGACGTGAAGACGGCCGTAGACCGGACCGGCACCGACGTGCAGAACGAAGCCCGCCGCCGCGCCGCCGTGGACACCGGCCGCCTGCGGTCCTCGATCGTGTCCCGCGCCACGAACACCGGGCGCAGCGTCGGCTACGTCGTCGGCACGAACGTCAACTACGCCGCCGACGTTGAGGGTGGCACCGACCCGCACGTCATCGTCCCGAAGAACGGCAAGGCTCTGTACTGGCCCGGCGCCCGCCACCCCGTCGCCCGGGTCAACCACCCCGGCACCCGCGCGCAGCCGTTCCTGCGGCCCGCGATCGAAATGACGGAGATCTTTTTCCGCGCGAACCTGTCGCAGGTTCGTGCCGGGCGGGGGCGGCGCTGATGGCCGCCACCACCTCCGGGGCGATCAAAGCCCGCATCGAGTCCCTCGGCCTCAACGTGCCGGTGTTCCGCGACGGGCCGCGCGAGGGCCAGGCGTGCCCGTTCGTCGTCGTCACCGAGGCTGTGTCCACCGGCCTCGACCGCAAGGCCAATGGGGACTACGGCGACCCGAACGCCGGCCTCGCGATCGTCGAGACCGTCACCGTCGATCTCGTCCAGAACGCCCGGACCAAGGCCACTGCGTCGACCGCGCCGAACGCGGAGCGGTACGGGCTCGCCGAGACGATCGCGCACCAGCTGCACGGCCGGCCGCTGCCCGCCCACCCGGCGAAGGTGACCGCGGTTCGGGTCATCGACCTCGACCGGTTCGAGATCAAGGACAACCGGGTCCGGTCCTCGATCACCGTCGAGATTCACCGGCAGCTCCTCACCTCGGAGGTCACCCCCGCATGAGCACCGCACTGACGATCGCCCTGCCCCGCGAGGACGTCATCACGAATCTTGGCCCGATGTTCTGGCCGGTGCGCCCGGGCGGGCCGCTGCTGCGGGTGCCGAACGACGAAGGCATCACGGACGGTGCGGTGGTCATCTACCCCACCCCGGGCCAGCCCGGCTACCTGTGGTGGCTGATCGACGGGGCAATCCCCCCGCAGGCCGCAGGCGACCTCACCCCCGAACTGGCCGCTCAGATCCCCGGCTCCGTGCTGGAGCTGCCCCCACCCCCGGACGACAACCCGACCCCGCCCCACACCGATCAGTAACCCCGTCCGGGCCGAACCCCGGCACCAGGAAGGACCAGGACATGCCGCTCCAGCGATTCACTCGCGTCTACGGAATCCAGGACGCCAAGATCAGCCCGCTCCTCACCGACCCGGCGGCCGGCACCCCGACGTACGGGACCGCGATCGACGTGCCGGGCATCAAGACGTACGAGATCACTGGTGAGATCGAGGTCAAAACCCTGCGCGGGGATAACCAGAAGCTGGCGTCGAACTCGGCGCTGACGAACGTGCAGGTGGCGATCACGCACGCCAAGATGAGCCTTGATGTGCTGGCCGCGATCATCGGCGGCACCGTCACCGACTCGGGCACGACCCCGGCACAGAAGACCTCGTGGGGCCTGACCGGCGCGAACGCTGTGTTCCCCGCCTTCAAGCTCGAAGGGGTCACCCCGCCGAACGGCATCGACATCATCGGCGGCGACGTCCACGTCGTCATGCACAAGCTCACGTGCAGCGCCTTCCCGGACCTCGGTTTCGCCGAGGAGGACTACCGCATCGCGTCGTTCACCGCGAACGCCGATCCGCTGATCTCCAACAACAAGTGGTTGGACATCGTCATCAACGAGACCGCCGCCGCGATCGTCTGACCCCTTCTACCCCGGGCGGGCGCGCGGACCCCTTGTCTACGCCGCCGCCCGCCCGGCCCCTCCCTCCCGCAGGCCGAAACCCGGCACTCACCCAGGAGCCCCGCATGACCACAGGCCTCGACCTCCTCGCCGAGGGCGGCACCGTCACCCTCACCGACGGCAGCACCGTCCCCCTCCGCTACAGCTTCCGTGCACTCGCCCTCCTCGAAGCACGCTTCGGCAGCATCGGCGCAGTGCAGGCCGCGATCGACGCCACCGGCGGCGGCGCCGCATTCGGCCCCCTCCACCAAATGCTCGGCGCCGGCATGGTCGGCCCCGGCGGATTCGAACCCCACCTGCGCGAGCACGTCGACGCCAAGGGGAAGCGCACCATCTCCGACATCGTGTACCGGCGCCGCACCGACGGAGCCGACCTCGCCGACCTCCTGCACCCCGGTCGCATCGGCGAGTACACCGACGCGTTCGGCGCTGCACTGGGCAAGGCCCTGGAGTCCGTGGGAAACGACCCGGGCCCGGCGGTCACGGACGTGAGTCTGCCGTCTACCCCTGGGCCGAGTTCTACTACCTCGCCGTCGGTGCCCTCCACATTCCTCCCGACGCCTTCTGGGGCATGACGCAGGCGCAGCTCATCACGCTCGCCGACCAGCACCAGGCCGCCCACAACACCGGCGGCACCCAGACGACGGAATCCGGTCCCGGCCTCATGGCCATGGCCGCCATGCAATAGGAGGTGACCTGCGGTGGCTGCTGACGACATCAATCTGCCGAATCTGATCAGTCACCTACAGGTCAACCTCGGCAACACCAGCGGGATCGTGGCCGACGCGACCCGGCAGGGGTCGTCCGTCGGCGCTGCCCTCGGCGAATCGATGCAGCGCACCCTGCGCGCCGCGACGGACAGCATCCCCCCGTTCGACCTCACCGCAGACAGCACCGACCTGGACCGCGACCTGCACCGGGTCCGCGGCGAACTCGACGAACTCGCCAACCAGCGCATCGGCGTCGATATCAGCATCGAGGACGCGCTCCGTCAGATGGAGCGCCTGCAACCGCACCTCGAACGCCTTCAGCGCTCACACCCCAGCGTCCTCGTGCAGGCGCAGGTCAGCGGCGCGCTCACGAACCTCACCCGCCTCCGCGACGCCGCCCGGCAGGTCGACGACACGGACGTCACCATCGACGTCGACGTCGACGACCGTGGCCTCAACCGGCGGTTGGCGAGCGTCCGCGAATCTCTGGGCCGCGTCGCTGGGGCGGCGGCCGGCCTCGGCTCGATCGCGGCTCTGGGCGCGAAGGCGTCGGTGGCGATCGGTGCGCTGGTTCCGGTGGTTGCTGGTCTGGTCGCAACGCTCGTGAACATCGCGCCGGCGGCCGCGGTCGGGTTGTCCGGCATCCTGGCCCTTCAGCTGGCGACGAACACGTTCAAGCTGGCCATGTCCGGGGTGGGGGATGCGGTCACGGCGGCGCTGGACCCGTCGAAGGCGAAGGAGTACGGGGAGGCGCTGGAGAAGCTCTCCCCGAACGCGAGGTCGTTCGTTGAGGAGATCCACAAGGCCAGCCCCGCGCTCGACGCGATCAAGAAGTCCGTGCAGGACCGGGTGTTCGCCGGGCTCGACAAGCAACTCACCTCTACCGCAAAGACAACCCTGCCGGCGTTCCGTGGCGCGCTCGACAGTACTGCCGGGACGCTCAACCGAATGGCCACGGGCGTGTTCACTGCCGTCCGCGGTCTCGGGAAGGACGGCACCTTCGGCACGGCGCTCAAGGGCGCCACCACCGGGCTGCGTGAGTTCTCTCGCGCCCCCGGGCAGGTCGTCACCGCCCTCGGCCAGATCAGCGCCGCAGCAGCACCCGCGTTCGCCCGGCTGTCGAAGGCGGGCGGGACCGCCCTCGACAAGATCGCCGCGAAGATCAGCGCGTCGTTCGAGTCGGGTGGCATGGAGAAGGCGATCGAGCAGGCCATCGACCTGATCGGCCAGCTCGTCCACGTCATCGGGAACGTCGGCAGCATCTTTGGGTCCGTTTTCGGTGCGGCACAGTCGCAGGGCGGCGGCATGCTCGGCGTGCTGGAATCCATCACAGCGGAAATCGCCCGCATCGCGAAGACCGACGCGGTGCAGGACGCGTTCAAGTCGCTGTTCGCCACCATGCAGACCATCGGAAAGACGGTGGCTCCGCTCCTCGGCCAGGCTCTGGTTGCGGTCGGCCCCGTGATTACTGCGCTCGGCCCGCCCGTCCAGACCCTCGTCAAGGCCTTGGGTACCGGGCTGTCCCCCGTGATCAAGGCCCTCGGCCCCGTCCTGGAGGGCGCAGCAACCGCCGTAGGCGCACTGGTAGTTGCCGCGTCGCCGCTGCTCACCGTGGCGGGTCAGCTCGTAGCGAGTCTGCTGCCCGCACTAACCCCACTCCTCGACGCCTGCACCACCGTTTTCGCCGCACTTGCCCCAGTTGTCCAGCAGGTGGCGGACACTCTGCGTGACACCCTGACCCCCGTTCTTGCCGCGCTGCCCGGCATCATCCAGCCGTTCGCGGAACTGCTGGCGTTCCAACTCGTCACCGCCCTCACCCTGTTCGGCGAACTCCTCACCGAACTGAGCCCCAGCCTCGTCAGCCTCGGTGAATCCTGCGGCGAACTTCTCGTAGCCCTCACCCCCCTCATCGAGGCCTGGACCACGATGAGCGCCGAACTCCTGACCGCGCTCATGCCCGCCCTCGAACTCCTCATCAAGATCGTCGGCGTGCTCGCCGCGTATTTCGCCGACGACCTCTCCCGCACCATCCATGACGTTGTCGTCCCCGCCCTGCAAACCTTCACCGCGCTGCTGCACGGCGACGTCAACGGCGCCATCGAGGCAGCGAAGCGCACCCTGTCCGGCCTCGTGTCCACGCTGGTCGCCCGGTTCTCCGAACTGCCCGTGAAACTCACGATGGCGCTCCTCCCTCTCGCCGCGAAACTCCGGCAGAAAATCGAAGAGGCCGGCGTCCAGATGGTCGTCGCGATCCAGAAAAAACGGGACGCGGCGGTGCAGGAGATCGCGAAACTCCCGGAGCGGGCGCGCGCCGCGCTTGGTGACCTCCGCGGCTACCTCGTGGGAGCCGGGGCGTCGGTCGTGGCCGGGTTCATCGCGGGCATTCAGTCGCAAATCCCCAGCGTGCAGGGTGTCCTCAACTCGCTCACCAACAAGATCCCCGACTGGAAGGGCCCGAAGAAGAGGGACGCCACCCTGCTCACCCCGGCGGGCAAATCCATCATCAAGGGCCTCATCGACGGCCTGAACGCCGGGGCCGACGCGCTCCAGAAGAAGCTGTCCACGATCACCAGCCTGATCCAGCGGGCCGTGTCGATCGACGCGCGGAACAGGAAAGGGAAGAGCAGCCTCGGCCCGCTCCTCGACATGGTGCAGCGGGACAACCGCCGACTCATCCAACTGGCCAAGCAACGCGACACCATCGCGACTCAGTTGAAGGCCGCGCAGGTCAAGCTGGACGACGTCCTCAAGCAGCGGACCGATGCGGCCGCGCAGATCCGCGACGGCATCATCGGCGGCGCGAACATCACCACCGGCAACAGCCTCGTCAACTCGGTGTCCGCGATCACCCTCGGCCTCCAGCAGGCCGCGCTTGAATCGAAGCGATTCCAGGTCAACCTGGGCAAGTTGAAGAACGCCGGACTCAGCACCACCCTCCTCGACGACATCGCCGCCGCAGGAGTCGAGGGCGGGGCCGCAACAGCAGCCGCACTCGCCAACGCAACCCCGGACGAGATCAAAAAGATCAACGAACTCCAGGGGTCGATCGTCCGGAGCGCGTCCGCGTCCGGAACCATCGTGGCCGGCGCGATGTACGACGCCGGGGTCAAGGCCGCGCAAGGCCTGATCACCGGGCTGAAGCAGCAGAAGGGCGCGATCGAGCGGGCGATGGAGTCGATCGCCACCGCGATCGTTAAGGCGCTGACGAAAAAGCTCGACATCCACTCCCCGTCCCGCGTCGCCCAGCGGATCGGTGTCCAGTTCATGCAGGGCATGCCGCTGGGGTTCGAGGCGATGCGGGCGAAGGTCACCGCGTCGGCGGCGTCGGTGGCCGGGGCTGCGGCCCGCGCCGCATCAACCGTCGCGACGGTGTCATCGAGCATCCCCGTACCGGGTCAGCTGACCGCCGCGTACGCGGGCACGGCCGGCGCCGGGACGACCAACAACACGTTCAACCTCTACCAGTCGGACGCCACCCCGGGCGGAATCCTGAACGCCCTTCAGTGGCAGGGCCTCATCGGACGGAAGGGGCACTGATGGCTCAGCAGCGCATGGGGCGTATCCAGTGGGGCGACCTGACGTTCGGCCCCGGGAGCCAGTACCACGTCACCGCCCTGGACGGCATGGACGACATGCCCGAGATCCGGGCCGAGGACCTCAACCGGCCCGACCAGCACGGCGACTACACCGGCCCCGACACCACCGGCGCCCGCATCATCCAGCTCGGCCTGGGTCTGCGCGGCGAAAGCCCCGACGATCTGCGGGCTCTCACCCTCGCCCTGCGCGCGGCCACACAACCGCAGAGCCAACCAGCCCCGTTGGAGTTCCTCGATCAGGACACCCTCGTGTACGGGAAGGTGCGGCGGCGGGCCCTGCCGTACGACGCCGAAAACCTGTGGTCCCTCGGGTCAGCGGCGCTGGAGCTGTACTGCGCCGACCCGTACCTGTACTCCCTGGAGGAGTACACCGCGTCGACGACCGCGTACTCCCCGGCCGCCGGACGCACGTACCCGCTGGTGTACCCCGGGGTGACGGAGCTCCTGAACTCGGTCCTCAACCCGTCCGCTGAGCTGGACGTCGCCAACATCGTGGCGTACTCCTCGGCGGGCACTGCGCCCACCGTGGCGCAGAATTCGCCTGGGTTCGGGGCCCGGTTCGGAGTGGACACCGCGCTCGTCACGTGGACGGCCTCGGGCACGGGCGGCGCCCGGTACACCCTGGGCACCAGCTACCCGGCCGCCACCGCAGTCCGCGCGTCGGCGTACGTGTACCTGCCGTCGCTGACCGGGGTCAGCGCGGTGAACTTGATGTTCTTCAACGGGGCGACGCTTCTGTCCTCCGTGTCCGCGACGACCCCGGCCGCCGCGACGTGGACGCGCATCGAGGGCAACTACACCGTCGCCGCCGCGCAATCCGTCACCCACATCGGGGTGCGCCTCACCACCACCGGCGCGACGACGATGCACCTCGATGGGGTTATGGCCGGCCCCG